TGTTAAGTTAGCAACAATCGTTCAAAGAATTACAGCAGCAGAAAAAAGAGTATCGGATAGTGGAGATGAGTTTGGTTTAACTGAAAATGAAAAACAACAACTTATGGACGCGATAGAATCTGATGTTCAAGAGTTACAAATCAAAAAAGACGAAATAGAAAGTTCTATCACTAAGGAAAACTAATGCCCTACTTTGATGAGGCTCCAGCGAAGTTTGGAGAAACAAAAGAAAAAAACACAGTTGTTTTAGAAGACAACTCATCATCTAATAGAAATATTGATGAAAGATTGTTGCGTCTAAAAATGAAACAGGTAGTTCAAAAAGAATTCTTTCACCAATTAGAACCCGTTGAGGTTGTAGAAGTTGAAGAGGAGGCAGACGGAAGTAAGTTTGGAAACATATATGGTAGATACATTTATTCTGAATATAATATTCCAAAAGAAAATGTAAGAGCAAATGGTAGTTTTAAACCTATAAACTCTAATATTTTACAAATGCCTTTACCTGGTGAACTTGTAATTGGTTTAGAATTTAATGACGAAAGATATTATTTTTCTGCGATGAATCCAAGTCCAGAAGTTATTAATAATTTTAATCAAACTATCAATCAAAGTGTGGATAATGAAAACGAAACGATACCACCAGAAATACAAACTAATTTTTCAGATATTTCTACTAATGTAAAAGGAGTTAGAAATTCAGATAACAAACTTATAAAAGGGGGTAAAACATATAGAAAACCATACTCACTACAATCAAGTGTTAGTAATTTTGAACCAGGTGATACTTTAATTCAAGGTAGACACAACAACTATATACAATTTTCAAGTAACCAAAGTTTTGGTAATGAAAAAGATTCTGGTAATATTATGATAGGTGCTTTTAGGAAAACAGGAGAACTTATTGGTGGTAGTGAAATTCATTTGACAACAAGAGAACAACCAAACTATCCTGATAGTGTTAGAGAAATAGGTGATTCAATGAATAAATCACAATACAATCCAGAAATCGTGTTGAGAAACAAAGACCCGTTTGAAACACAATTCAGTAGACCTTCTATTTTTATGAACTCTGCTAGAATAGTATTGTATGCTGGTAGTGATGACATAGCTATTTTTTCTAATCAAGGTAATGTCCATATAAAAGGTGAAAAGGTTCAAATAAAAAATTCACGACAAGTTAGTATAGGTGCAAATGAAGTTGTTAATGAAACTAAAAAATTATATCGTTTAAAAGAGGATTTAAAATCTGGTAATGTTCTATTGTTACCTGAGGGTATTGTTGAAAGAGGTAGAAATTTAGCTCGTGAACACCGAAAAAATATTTTAGAGTATATAAATAAGTTAAATAGTTTGATTCCAGCAGCTATTCCAGGAACAAGGTCAGTTCCTAATCCAGCTTGGTTCAAAAATATTAGAGAGGGAATACAAAATGCAAAAGAAGCATTAGAAACAAACAAACTAATCGTAAGTTTAAAATGGTTAGATTTTGATACTTTGAAAACATATACCATTGATGAGTTAAGAGAAGCTTGGAGTCCAGTTCCAGGTATGGCAGATGTTATTGGTAAGTTAAGTAATTTAAAATCACTTGTTGAAGAAGTGGATAAATTAAAAGAAGATTATGCAGTAGCGAAAGCAAAATTTGAAGAGTTCAAAGCTATAGCACAAAATCCAGCTGATTACTTTGAGAGTTTAATTTTAGCAAAAGTTGAAACACTAACTTTTGATGACTTCATTGAAATAAACGCAACCATAAATGATTTTGAAACTGCAGGTGGAGATATAAATCAGATAGAAGGTGGACCAGAATTAAAAAAAGATTCTCAAGAAAGGTTAGCTGCGAACGAAGCATTACAAGGTCTTACTGGTGATGAAAGACAAACACAACAAGAATTTGTAGAGAAAGAGAATAAAAAGTATTTCCAAAAACTACAAGCTGGACTTGCAGGTGGATTTAACATTGCAATAGTTAAAAGAGAAATGGATGTTGATGCACAAGAAACAACCATAATTGCAGCAGAAAGTTTATCATCTGCAGTTCAAGCCGGTGAGGACGCACAAAAGAATTTAGAAAACGCATAGGAGTGAAAAATGAATAAAAATAAATTAAGAAATATAATTGAATTAGTTGTTCGTAAAGAAGTCAAAAAACAACTGAGCGAGATATTTATTAATGAAGAAAAAGAAATTAGTTTATCGGAAACAATTTCTAAACCTAAACCTAAAAAGGTTATCAAAAAACCTAAAAAACAATACACGAAAAACACAGCATTAAACGAAGTATTGAATAACACTAAACCATTAGGAACATCAGACATTGATGAATATCCAACATTAGGCGGAGGAGTGTTAGGTTCTGACAATATGGCAGAAGTTTTAGGATATGGAGATTTAGGTAGAGGACAGAATAAGGAAAGAGCGAGAGAAATGGCGGCAGTTGATTCAATCAAGAAAGCTGGTGTTTCAGTAGATGCGGTGCCTGAAGATGTGCAAAACGCATTAACTCGTGATTATTCTGGATTAATGAAAGCTATGGATAAAAAGAAAAAAGGCGAAGGTAATTACAGACCATAATGGCAAAAAGCGTAAGAGATATAGATACTAATGATGATGTTTTTGTAGGAATTAAATTTCCATTATCTTATGGATTAAATGGATTTTTCTTTCAATCGAAAACAATTCAAGAACAATCAAAATCAAATTTGAGAAACCTATTACTAACAACACCAGGTGAAAGAGTAATGCAGCCTTTATTTGGTTCTGATTTGAAATTACTATTATTTCAAAACTTTGACGATATAGCAGAGGATAGTATTGTAGAAATAATTAATGAAGCTGTGGATAGACAATTACCTTATATCAACATACAAGATATTTTTGTTGATAAAGATGAAAAAGGTAATTCAATCGGAATACAAATAGAATACGCAACGACACTTGACCCAAACTCAATAGACGCTTTACAATTACAATTTAACATTGGAGAATAAAAATGCCTACGACTAATTTAAGAGAGGTAGACTACGGAACAAATAAAAAGATAGTAAAAAAAGATGTAAACTATCTTGGGAGAGACTTTGCAGATATTAGAGCTAATCTTATAGAATTTGCAAAAACTTACTTCCCAAATCAATATAATGATTTTAATGAAGCATCACCAGGTATGATGTTTGTTGAAATGGCAGCATATGTTGGCGATGTATTGAATTACTATGTTGATAATCAATTTAGAGAAACACTATTAAATCAATCAGAAGAAAAGAAAAATGTTTTAGAGATTGCACAATCATTAGGATATAAACCAAGACTAGCTTGTCCAGCTACTGTAAAACTTTCACTAACTCTTGATGTTCCAGCTAAAAGTTTGGGTGGTGGTGAATATGCTGCTGATTTAGATTTCGCTGGTAGAGTTGAAGCTGATAGTAGATTTCTTTCATCTAATGGTGTAGAGTTTAATTTATTAGATGATGTTGATTTTAAAGTATCGAGTTCGTTAGACCCAATGGATATAGCAGCGTTAGAGCCAGCTTCTGGTAATATTCCTACTAATTTTAGATTAACAAAAACAGGACTTGCAAAATCAGGTATTAGAAAAACACAAACATTTACTTTTGGTAATGCAAAAGAATTTGATAGTGTCGTTTTAGCGGAGTCTGATGTTACAGAAATTATTTCCATTACAGATAGTGACGGAAATAAATTTTATGAAGTTCCATTTTTAGCACAAGATACAGTTTTTGAATCAGAAGAAAACACAAGTTTAAATGACCCAAGTCTTTCATCATACAAAAATGATACACCATACTTGTTAAAACTAATCAAGACTGCCAGAAGATTTACAACAAGAGTTCGTGATGATAACAAAACAATAGTAAAATTTGGTAGTGGTGTTAGTTCTAATCCTGATGAAGAGTTAATTCCAAATCCAGATAATGTTGGTTCATCATTAGGGTTTGGTGTTTCAAGATTAGATGAAAGTTATGACCCTGCAAACTTTTTAAAAACACAAACTTTTGGGTTGGCTCCAGCGAACACAACACTTACAATAGAATATATTTATGGTGGAGCTATAGAACACAATGTTGGAGTGAATAGTGTTAACAGAATTTTAGAAAGAAACTTTTCAAACTCAACAACAGGATTAAACTCAACAACACAAACTACGGTTGAAGAGAGTTTGACCGTAACTAATTTAGAAAGAGCTACTGGTGGTGCTAGTCAAGAAACTCTTGATGAAATAAAACAAAATGCTTCAGCATTTTTTAACGCACAGAATAGAGCCGTAACAAGACAAGACTATATTACAAGAGTTTATTCATTACCACAAAAATATGGAAATGTAGCCAAAGCGTATATCGTTCAAGACGAACAATTAGAACAAGAGGGTCAATTAGAAGTCATTAATGGTGAGGTAAAAAGAATAAAAGCTATTGATGTTATTCCTAATCCATTAGCACTTAATATGTATATGTTAGGATATACAGCTGATGGTAAACTTACTCAGTTAAATGAGGCTGTAAAGAATAATGTAAAAATATATCTTTCACAATATAGAGTATTGACAGACGCAATAAATTTAAAAGACGCTTATATTATTAATGTAGGTGTTAGATTTGCAATTACGGTAAAACGAGGGTTCAACAAAAATAAAGTTTTATTTGAAGCTATACAACAAGTTAAAAAACATTTTGAAACTAAAAAATGGCAAATCAATCAACCAATCGTATTGAGTGATATCGCTTATGTAATTGGATTAGTTGAGGGTGTTGTTACAGTAGTTCCACCACAAGACAATAATCCTAACAAGAATATTGTAGTTATTGAAAATAAACACAAAGTTGCAGAGGGATATAGTGGAAATATCTATGATACCGATGCAGCTACAAGAGATGGAATCGTCTATCCTTCATTAGACCCAAGTATATTTGAAGTCAAATATCCTAATGTGGATATTGAAGGTAGAGTAGTAGGAGATAGATAATGCATTATTTTGAATTTAATAAAAGAGATGCAACCATATATTCAGGTGCAACCACATCATCAAGAAATACAGGTTTAGATGAAATATTAGAAATTAATAAAGAAGTTGCAGAAAACGGAACGGTACAGAATATATCAAGGATATTAATTGACTTTGATTATTCTTTTATTTCCCAGTCCATACAAAGTGGTAAAATACCTTTGTCAGCAAAATATTATTTAAATTTATTTGACGCAACATCACAAGAAGTAGAAGCGGAACAAAATGTATTTGTGTATATGGTTAGTGGTAGTGCTTGGAAACAAGGAACAGGAAAACTCGACCACAATCCCGTAACACAAGACGGAGTAACATATCAATACCGCGACCACGAAAATACAACACCTTGGGTAACGGGTTCAGTATTGACTGACGGAGGTGCTTGGTTTACAGGTAGTATGAACGGACAATATTCAGTAAGTGCTTCATACGGACTAACATTTGATAAAAAAGATTTAAGAGTAGATGTTACGGACTTAGTAAAAAACCACATCTATTCAAGTTCATTATTTCCAAATAGAGGCTTTTTAGTCAAGAGAGAATCACTATACACAGGTTCAAGTGATTTCTCATACAATCCAGGAAGTGATACAACAAAAGATGAAAGTAGTTCTGATAGATTAGGAAACCTAAAATACTTTGGTAGAGAAACACACACAATCTACCCACCTAAATTAGAAGTGGTGTGGGACGATAGTTCTTGGAACACAGGTAGTTTATCAGCACTAAGTTCAACAGATTTAGAAAGATTAAAAATTTATTTTAAAAATTTAAGAACAGAATATAAAGAAAAATCAGTAGTAAAATTTAGAGTTGTCGGTAGAGAGTTATATCCTACAACTGCTTTTGATACGACACCAGCTGAACTTACTGTAAAATATTTACCAAGTGCATCTGCTTTTTATGAAGTAAGAGATGCAGAAACAGAAGAAGTAATTATTCCTTATGGTAGTGGTTCTAAAATTAGTTGTGATACAACAGGTAATTTTTTCAATTTACAAATGGACGGATTACAATCAGAAAGAAATTATCGTTTTTGTATTAAGGTCGTAAGTGGTAGTGGAACAACAGACGAACAAATAAATTTCTATGATGATGATTATGAATTTAGAGTGGTGAGATAAAATGCCTTATTTACCTTCACAAGCGAGATTGAAGTCAGACGCATACCAAAAAATTCTTGATGCGGATATTATAGAACAAGATGAAAAACTTAGAGACTTGATTGCAAAACAACAAGTGTCAGGTTCAGTTGATGCAAATAATCCAACAAGAGATGAAGACGGATTTTTGGTTTCAATAGAAGACCCAAGAAATCCAGGACAAGCTGCAGAGGGTATTACAGAAAGTGTTCGTATTGAAAACAAACAACAATTTTTCAACGATAGATATTTAGGAAACATCAATCAAACTTTCTCTCACTTTACACCACCAAATAATGTTGATGTGCCAAATGATGATGATATTGTAGATGCTGTTGAAGAAGTAAAAGCTGCGGCTGATTTAGGTGAAACAACAGACCCATACAGACCAATCATTGTAAAATTTATTGATGAAGTATTAAGAGAAAAAAGTTTAAAATCTTCACAAATAAAAGCTTCGGCAAAAATATTTTTTACAGGTATAAATGTTGATGGCATTGAAAGTATTGATGAAAATATATCAAATGATAAGTTAAACGCTTTGATTGCAAAAGTTATTTCTGCATTTCCACCAGGTAAGAAGAGAGCTATGACACTTATTGGGTTTGTGAAACAAATAAAAACTTATCAAATAGATTTAAAAATAGCATTAGATTTACGAGACTACGCAACTATAATAAGAGATTTTATTTTTGCAAATAAAGTTTTAAGAAGATTTTACAAAGAACTTGGATTGCCTGAAACCTTTACTACACAAACAGGAACTGAGTTCAATATTATAACACCACCAACACTTACAGAACAAGATGGAAAAGTGGTATCAACAGATGACGAAGAAGAATTAAGAGGTAAAGGATACATTATCTAATGGCTAGAGAATACGGATTTACACAACAAGAAAAAGACACTTATTACTTAGGTAAGAGAGTTTATAGTAGTTGGGGTCGTGATGATGACAACGATTATATAGCGGTTTTTGTTTATTCTATTCCCGCTGATAACTTAATACAAACATTGTATATTCCAAGAGAAGATGTTTCTTTTTCTAATGAAGGATTTATTGATATAAATATAGGACAACATCTGAGAGATTTTGGTTATACTGACGGAGAGTTTAGGGTTGTATATAAATTTTTAAGACGAGTCGCTGGTGTTGATGCAGAAGTTTTCGTTGATGATGAGGGTAATCAATGGCTTGATGAAGTTGAAACAAAAGAAATAAATGGAGAAATAAAATATTATACTTCATCACCACAACCTGGCATTGACGAACAAGACACTACACTAAAAAAAGAATTATTTATTAAAGAAGCTAAATATTTTATAGACGGAATATCACCAGACAGAACAGAAGTATTAGTCGAAGTAGATGAGAATATTAAAAACGAAGAAATGCGTGAAGACTTTCAAACTATGGGTAGAACAATAGAATACAAATCTATCAAAACAGACGAACAAGGTGGTATTAAATTTGACCAAAAAAATCCATACATATTAGAATTTGAAATAGATGAAGAAGATAGAGGATTCACACAAAATATGGTAGGTGGAGAATTGATTATTCCTAATCTATATAAGTTAGATGGATTTGAAGAATTAGATAATGATGACGCAATCGTAGATGAAATTGACGAACCAGATTGGTCGCCTTTTCCTGACGATTCACCACCACCACCAGATTTACCAGATGAACCATTTGAAGAACTTGAAGTGGAAGTTGGAGACCCATTAAATCCTGATGGCGGTTTAGGAGGATTTAGTTAATGCCAGAATATTCAGAAAGTCAAAGAAGTTTCGAGAGAACTGAAGGAGAAACACAAGGTCAAGCAGATTTTCGTGCAGCTACCGCTGCGACATTAAGTAGGTATGGTAATAGAATAAACCTACGAGGTGCAATGAGAAATGCATACATTGAACCACCAGTGACTGCACCTGGTGAACAAGGTCCAAGACCTATTGGTTTTTTAAGAGACTCATCATATTTTGCAGACCAACCAAGACTTTATCCTGGACTAAGAGCCTTAAAACTTGACAAAAAAAGGGTGTTGACAAAAGTAAAGAAAAAGAAAAAAGAAAGAATCATTTCTAAAAAAAGAGCACAAGTCAAGATTAAAAACCAAGATTATAGAGGTAGAATTTTAGAGGTTTTAGATTCAAATAGAATTAGAGTTGCGGTGTCATATGAGGACGGAGTTAACACCACGAAACATAAAGGTCAAGACCAAAGAGCAGAAACATTTAAATATTGGAGAGTAAATTACGAAAAAACCAATATAGAAAGATTTAAAACTTATATGGTTTGTGATAATGATTATTACCTATTAGTAAACGATAGATTAAATGCAGATGAAAAATCAAGAGTTGTTAAATTAAAACAACCACTTCAAGAAAATAAAAATACTTTAGATAAAGTTTACTTTGTAGAAAAAAGATTACCTGACTATGAAGAAAGAGTAAGATTAGTTCCATTTGTAGATAGGCCAGACGACGGAATATTTCTAAGAATTCCTAATTTAAATTCAGTAGATAATCCAATTAACTTTCAAGGAACTAATTTTAAAAATCAAAACGATTTATTAGGAAGTGATACACAACTAAATTTTGAATTACAAGAAAAACTCGCATCAGGTAGTTTGTTAGATGTTCAACCTAATATTGATTATCAAAAAACAACAACAAATCTACTTATTGATTTAGATGATACAGGTTTTGGTAATTATGTAAACTTTTCAACAGCAGAAAGTAGACTTAAAAATTTCAAAAGAAAATTAGAATTAATTGAAAGTCATACAAAATTAAGTCAATCATTAGTTTCAGTTTCAAGTTCATTAGCGACTATACAAGAGGAAGAAAACAAAAGACAAAGAGTTGTCAATTCATTTGACCCGTTTGAACATTATATGTATTTTGAAAGTTCATCTTATGTTAGTTCGTCATTAGGACAATTCCACGATACAGCTTGGCCGAAAACAAATTCATCAGAACCATATGTATTGGCGCATACAACGAGTTCACAAGCTACTACTTGGTATAATAATATGATATTAAGTGCTTCTTCTTACGACCAGAATAATGTTAATAGTTTAAGAAACTCATTACCAGAACACATTTATTCTGATACATCTAATAATGTATTTTTAGAATTTATGGATATGGTCGGACAACAATTTGACGAGATATGGACTTATGTAAAATCTATAACTGATGTAAATAAACGAGTAGAAAAAGTTTCCGAAGGTATTTCCAAAGATGTAGCTTTGCATTTTGCAAGAGCTTTAGGATTAGAATTATACTTAGGTAATGACTTGGTAGATTTATCAGAATTTTTACTTGGTAAAAATACAGACGGAACTACAAAAAATACAAAATCATCAGAAGATATTTCAGAAGAAATATGGAAAAGAATTTTAGCTAACTTACCTTTCTTTATCAAAGCAAAAGGAACAGAAAGAGCAGTTAAAGGATTACTAAGTTGTTATGGTATTCCAAGTTCTATACTTAGAGTTCGTGAGTATGGTGGACCAGACAAAGGCACAAGAGTTAGTTATGAAATAAAAAGAAAGTTTACAAGAGCGTTAGATTTTAAAGGTTCACAATACATAAGAGTTCCTTGGAAAAATGATTCAAATGGTGAAGTTCCACAAACAATAGAATTTAGATATAAAACACCATACAAAGCAGACCAAGTATTATTTAGAAAAGCAGCTGGATTTGGAATACAACTTATCAATAGTGGTTCTACCGAATATGGTAATGTAAGATTTGCAGTAAGTAGTTCAGGCACGGGTATATCACATTTAGATACACCAAAATTAAAATTATTTAACAATGATATGTGGTCAGTTATGTTGACAAGAGTGTCGTCAAGTGGAGAACAATTAGTAGATAATAATGCGAGTAGAAGTGTTGATTATGAAATAACTGCAAAACAATATGATTCCACAAGACAAAAGATTTTGTTTGAAGGAAGTTCAAGCTTGACCGTAGACGGAGCATCTGCTTTATCTGCATCTTATAATCAAAGAGTTGTAAATAACTCATCAACTTCAACTTTTATCGGTGGTAATGGTGCAAGTTTTGGTTCTCAACAATTTAGTGGTTCATTGATGGAATTTAGATTTTGGTCAGAACCATTAAGTGCGAGTGTATTTGATAATCACGTTAGAACACCAAAAGCTTACAATGGAAATACATCAGCGTCTTCCTATGATGACCTATTACTTAGATTACCATTAGACGACAATAAAAATTTACAAACTAATCCAACGGCTTCTAATTTAGCATATATAAAAACTTATCAAGGAAACATTAGTGGTAGTAATATAAATGGATTTACAGGAAACTTTTATAGAACATTAGTAGACCAAGAAAAATTAAAGGTGCCTAATGTTGGACCAAGTCGTAGAAATGCAACAAAGATTAGAATAGAAGACAATACATTAAAAACAGGAACAGCACTTTCAGCTGATGTTCGTAATGAAGTTTCATCACAAGACTTCGCACCAATCGATAGTAATAGACTTGGAATTTATTTTTCACCGGTTGATGTAGTAAATGAAGATATTGTTTATAGTATCGCAGATTTATCATTAGATGATTTAATCGGAGACCCAAGAGATGAGTTTAAATATTCATATAGAACTCTTGGTAATTTACAAAGAGAATATTTTAAACGATACACTCAATCAAATAATTTCTTTGATTATTTAAGAATATTAAAGTTCTATGATTCAAGTGTATTTACACAAGTAAGACAATTATTACCAGCTCGTGCAAATTCAACTTTGGGTGTATTGATAGAACCGAATATATTAGAAAGAACAAAAGAAGTAATTGGTAAACAACCAGAATTTGACAATCGTGTATTTGCAAATGCACAAGATTTTGATGACGGAATTATGGTAACAAGAACAAACTTAGAAAACAATGAATCTAATTTTTCAACTGCAAATAGTAGTTATGATACTTATAACGGAACACTAAACTTAGCCATTACAAGTGGTAGTGATTTAGGATTTTTAAATACACCTTCCAAGTTAAGAGTTCTTGGAGAAAATGATAGAAGATTAGGATTTGGAACTACATATTTAAACGCGTCTGGTGATGTATCATTGGAAAACTTTACTGACGCATTAGTTCCAATTATATCAGCTTCAAGATTATCTGAAACGAAGGAAATTGAAGAACTATTCTTCCCTAACGCTCTATCAGCATCTTATGCAAATTACGCACCTAATCCGAAGTTCTACGCAAATAGTTCATCATTTAAGGCGGCAGATGTAGAGAGTATAGCGGATTCAAACAATTTATTTAGAAGTTTCTACCAAGGAACAAAGAATACAAGGGAAACAACATTTGACAAAAAAGAACCTATTGAAGTTCTAATTGTTTCACCAACAAAGATTGTCACACAAGATAGTGATATTAGTAAACTGAAAACAAAATAATAGTGGAAAATTTAACTTTCTTATATTTATTATTGAAAAAGAATAGTTATATCATTTCCACAGGAGTAAAATAAATGGGATTTTTAGATAATACAACAATAACAGTAGATGCAATTTTGACAAAAAAAGGTCGTGAACTTTTGGCAAGAGGGCAGAATGAATTTAGAATTACAAAGTTTGCGTTAGCAGACGACGAGATTGATTACAATCTTTACGATACATCACACCCAAATGGTTCAAACTTTTATGGGTCGGTGATTGAAAATATGCCACTATTAGAGGCGTTCGTAGATGAAAATCAACTTATGAGATATAAGTTAACAACACTTCCAAAGGAAACAGCAAAACTTCCTATTTTGGAATTACCAAATCCATCATTAACTTTCAATGGACCTGGTATCACACAAACCATTACACCTAATACTCGTAATGGTATAGACCAATCTTACATATTTATTTTACAAGATGCTTCAATTGCAAATATAACTCAGTTGACATCAGCAGGTGGTGGTAATGTTAATGCATCAGTTCCACCAAGAAGATTACCTGACGGAACATTAGAGGACGACTTCTTAGTCAAATCTGGAACAACAACACCAGTTTTCCTAAGTGAGTCTGAAAGAAAACGCTCTATTACTATTACAGGTAAATCAGTAAATGTGATTGCAAGGTCAATAACGACACAAACTTCAACCAATGTTACCGTGATAGGTGCAGATACAGGTGCTACCTTTAATCTACCAATCACAGTAAAAGCAGACCCAAGTAAAGTATAAGGAGTAGAAAATGTCATTTCAAAGATTCAATAGAGCAGACGACATAGTAGAAAATCAAAGAACGACAGTAACGAGTGGACTATGGACTGGCGGTGGAACAAGTATATCTTCTTTCTTTACTGCATCAACACAAGGTAATCAATCAGCATCTTATCTTGAAATATTTAACGCAAATCCAGCAACCGATACAGCAGCTGAAGTTCAGTTTTCATTAGGATATGCACACTACGCTGGTAGTGGTTCTATCGGAAACTCAACAAAAACAACAGCTGGAGATAGACAATCAGCTGCGATGTATTCACAATTTAAAAATTTAATACTCGCACCAAACACAAGTAAATTTACTTTCACAGGTGCACCAGCGGCATCATCATCAGGATATAATGACTTTTATTTCATTAGTTTCCAAAGAAGTCGTATGAGAGAAAAAGTTGACCCAGGTAATTGGGAATTACATTTAGACGGAGCAGCAAACAAAATTAAATTGATTGATGATAGTTCAGCAGCTTCAAGTGTTACCGTAGAACAAGGTGGTAGAGTATTCAATGTTGTTACGGGTTCTATCACTAATGGAGTTCATACAGCGGCAGCATCTGAGGACGGAGACGGAGGTTTCGGATTATTCTATCCTGACTTAGGTATTATTCTTCTGAACGCGGCTAAATTAGATGACGAAGTAGCTGACATATCAACAGCAAGAAACACTAATACATTTGACTTTAATGGTAAAAAACTTTACAACTCAATAGTTCAAGGTGAGTATTTCCAAGCTCGTAGAGAAGAAGAAATAAGTTCAACAAGTTATTTTTGTAGAGTAGGAAACAAGAAGTTTAATTTTAGTTCAAATCCAACATTTGCAACTTCATCAGACGGAAGTTTAACACAAGCTACTTTCTTTAAAGACCCACAAACATTTGTAACACAAGTTGGTCTTTACAATGAATCTAATGAATTGTTGGCGATTGCTAAGTTATCAAAACCATTATTAAAATCATATTCAAGGGAAGCTATTATTAAAGTGAAACTTGATTTTTAGGACTTTTCAATGTTCAAAAATCTTGACCCATTAGATATAACTAAAAAGCCTTTTAAGACTTTTAAGAATTTTACATTCACTAACAACGATAGTGGTAGTGGTGTATTTTTAGTAAAGGCTCGTAGTGGTTCATTTCAAAGATATGTAAGTGGTTCAGATGCTATCACATCAATCGTTTCAGGTTCAACCACAACAAGATATTTTGGACTTCCAACTTGGAATATGATTAACAAAGTATTCTACAAAGATTCAGATAAACCATATAGAACTTTCGGAAACAATAACCCTAATGTAGAACATAGAGAATTACACATAAGTTCAAGTATTATTAGTGTTGCAAGAAATTTATATGGAGAACAAATCAAACCAAAATCAGTTGATTTAGACATTACTATTGGAACAACTACTTTTACAATTAAAGATGACGGAGACGGAAATCTATATGATAATGCACACTCTGCAAGTTTTGCATCATATAAATCAAGTTCATTTAGTAGAACACCAGTAGCATCAAATGGTAGTGGTTCAGAAGTAGGAAATGTTTTTTATTCACAAGGTTTAATCGTATTAACCGATACAGGTTCATATACACAAGACGCTACAAGTTATACTTTAAAATATCAAGCACAACAAACTCATTATGAATATGAATATCGTGTAACTGCAAAACCTTTTGAGTTCAATACTTCAACAAACATCAGTTTAACACCGGGTCGTAGTGGTAGTTTAACACTAAAATTAGGCACAGTTTCTATGTCTAACTTTTTACCAGCGGGAGACCAACCACTAAATTCTGGAACAGGCAGTTTCAAAACAGAATATAACGCTGCTACACAATCTTTAGCTTTCACAACGGGTTCTGAATTCAATCCATATGTTACACAAGTCGGACTATACACGGAAGACGGAGAGTTAGCAGTCGTAGGAAAACTCGGAAAACCTATCAAATTATCAGACGAGATATCTACTACATTTGTAGTTCGCTTTGATGTATAATATTCATTAATCTTATATTTATTATTGTAAAAAACCAACGGAGAAAACAATGTTCAGTTTTATGAAAAAAATGGTTA